TTAAACTCATCTATTGAAATGTTTTTCCAAAGAGAAAATCTATCAAGTGGTTCATTGAATTTTTATCCTGAGATTGGTGATATTGTGGATTGGAATGATTATTATTGGGAAATCAATGGAACAACAGAACCACAATTATTTGCAGGACATCCAAACTTTAAACACAACATTGTAGCGACAGCACATCGTTCAAGATTATCATCGTTACAAATTGAAGAGAGACCAAGATAATGCCAAACAAAGCAGCTAAATTAAGAAAACAAGCAAGAAGAAAGAAAAACGATTTATTGAATAAATTTGGTAGAACTAAAAAACAAATAGCTAGAATTAAAAAGAGAAAATAAATGGCTGTTCAACAAATCACACATAAGAAAATTACGAAGTTTGATACTTCTAATCCTAATTACAAGGAAACACCTAAACCAAAGGTTGAGGTTAGTGGTAATGTTCAAGAAGATGAGGATGTATATGGTGAAAGAAAACACACCTATACACCTGAACCAAATGGTAATTTGCAAATGGAACAAATGATGGGTAAGTTGATGAATAAATTGGATAACTTTGATTCACCAAGTCAGACAGGTATAAAAGCAGTTGAGGTTGATATAAAAAAAGAGATAGCTATTGGTAAAGCTGATATGAGTAGTATTAAATCAGAAGAATATAAAGGTAAAGTAAATAATAAATTAGATAAACTTAAAAAATTGAGAAGACGAAATGGCAGTTAATAAAATTACAAACAAAGGTGTGGTGAATAGGGAGTTAGTGAATAGAGCTAATGAAGTATCCACTAAAGGAACTACAATTCGTGGTAATAGGGAAACAACCATCATACCAGGTAATAACTTTGCTGATAATTATTCCATTACTTTAAAAGATGTTGATACTGCGGTTTTGAATCATGTAAAAAATGTAATGAAACCAAGAGTTAGAGAAGCTAATGAAACTTTAAAAATACCTGTATTTTATGGAAATGAAGAAAGGTGGAAAGCAGTTAGAAAAAGAGGAGTATTGAGAGATAAAAATAATTCATTAATCTTACCATTAATTATGTTAAAAAGAACAGAAGTTTCAAGAAATGATTTATCAGGACAATCTTTTCCACATGATGTTAGAGGTAATCAGATAGAGGTTGTAAGAGCTAACAAATGGAGTAAAGACAATCAATATGATAGATTTTCAGTTCAACAAGGAGTTCAACCAGTTTATGATGTAATCACAACTGGAATGCCAAACTATACAGATGTAACTTATGAATTTATACTATGGACAAATTTTATTGAACAAATGAATCCATTAGTGGAATCTTTTGTAGACCAATCACATACATATTGGGGTGATGGAACGAATAACAAATTCTTGTGTACAATTGATAGTGTATCTGATGCATCAGAAATGAATCAAGATGGTGAGAGATTTATCAAATCAACATTTACAGTTACTTCAAAAGCTTATTTATTACCAGAATATTTAAATTCTGTAATCACAAACAAAGTATCAAACATGAAAAAATTCTCAACTACATCAAAAGTTACCTTTGAGTTTGAAGGTGATGCCACAGATAAACAAGTAGGAAA